CAAGAGGCCTTTAGTTTATTAATCTCATTGTACAAGTACGCTGGTGCTACTGATGAGGAAACTAAAATACGGTTGGGTATAGCTATGGATACTGCTTTTCCAACTGTAGATTTTAATGGTGACTTGATACAATTTTATGGAACTAACCCTTCAGGACATCCACTAACTGTTATTATTAACGGGTTGGTGAATGCTATGTATATGCGATATTGTTACTGCTTATTAAGTCCGGATGGAGAATGTACTGACTTTAAAAAGAATGTTCACCTGATGACATATGGTGATGATATGATCATGGGAGTTAGTAAAACCATACCTTGGTTTAATCATACAAATATACAAAAGGTATTAAGTGATATAGATATAGGATTTACTATGGCTGACAAAGAGGCTAAAAGTGTCCCATATATTAATATTAAAGAAGCGACATTCTTGCGACGTACTTGGCGATATGAACCTGAGTTAGGTAAATATGTATGTCCTATAGAACATGCTTCAATTGATAAAATGGTGACAATGTGTGTGAAATCACGAACTGTTAGTCCTCAGATACAAGCAATGAGTGTTATTCAAACAGCTCTTCGTGAATATTTTTGGTATGGTAAATCCACATTTGAAGCCAAGAAGAAAATGTTCTTGGAAATTATTGATGTTTGTAATCTACATTTTTATTATGAGACTCCTTTACCTTCATGGGAAGGTCTTGTAAATGAATACAAACAAAATTCGGGTCTACGTGTAGTAGATCACGGGTTAGATGTTCCCGTAAACAAAAACACTTCTGCTTGTGGACCAATCACCCCAAGTAGCAATTATATGATTTCCAATGACTATAAACAAGATGAGTGTGTGACTCATCCAGGTAGTTTATCAGAACCAATGCTGATGACCAGTCCAGATTTGGCTAATCTGGCTCCACCACAGGAGTATAATAGTGTAAGTGATGTGGCTCACTTACAATCCGAATCAGTGGAAACGATTGCTGTCCCAACTGGGGAAGCATCAAATTCTATTGATATTACCACTACAGAATTTTTAGATGAAAATGCGGGATCTTCGTGGGAAATTGATAGTGTTAATACAACTAATCTACTTGATAAACAAGCAGAGATCGATTTAGCAAAATATCTTAATAGACCGGTGTTGATTAAAACTCACACTTGGAACCAAACAGATACAGCTGCTACCTACACTACTTGGAATCCATGGTATCTATTCTTTAATAGTGCCCCAATTAAAAATAAGATCCAAAATTATGCTTTAATTCATTGTAAACTTAAGTTAAAGTTTGTTATTAATGCATCACCATTTTATGCGGGAGCTATGGCATTTACTTATTGTCCTCTTCAGGGTATTAATGGCACAACTATTATTGCGGATGGTTCTGGTGGTGATTTAGTACCACACTCACAGCGTCCAAAGGTATGGGTGTTTCCTCAAACCAACTCTGGTGGGGAAATGACATTACCTTTCTTTTATTACAAGAATTGGTTAAATTTGACTAGTTCAACAGATGTTAACAATATGGGTACGATTACACCATGTTTGTTTCAACAGTTGACATCTTGTAATGGTGTAACAGGAACATCATTATTAATTAATGTGTATGCTTGGGCTGAGGATATTAAACTTCATGCACCTACTATCTCAGCAGCATTGCAGAGTGAGTTTGATTATAAACCATCACAGGTGGCATCGAGCGTTGCTAAGGCTGCAGGAGATCTATCCAAAATTCCTATGATATCTCCGTATATGAAAGCGACTCAGACTGTTGCATCGGGTATATCCTCTATAGCATCAGCTTTAGGATTTACAAATGTACCAAATATGGATAAGATGCATGCATTTAAAAGTGTACCATACCCACACAATGCTTCATGTGAAATTTCCACACCAGTTGAACGAGCTGTAGTTGATCCTAAAAATGAAGTTACTATTGATTCAAGAACTACTGGTTTGTCTGGGGATGATGAGTTGAGTATAACTTACTTAGCTCAACGAGAATCATATTTGGGAACAGCAATTCTATCTTCTACAGATTCTTTAGATGCTTTAACTTTAGTATCTCGCGTTACACCTGGATTATACTACCAAGCAGGTACAAATAAACCTTATCAATTTACACCTACATCCTATTTGTGTCAAATGTTTAAATATTGGCGTGGAGATATGATTTTCCGATTCAAATTTATTTGTACGCGATTTCATAAGGGACGTGTTCGCATAACATTTGATCCTTTTGGTAGTATTGGCTCAAGTGTACCTGATTATACTACTGTGTTTAATGAGGTCTTTGATATTGGAGCAGAACAAGATATTGAAGTGAGAATTCCATATATGCAACCAACGACTTATATGAAAACTAATAATAGCACTAGTAATTATAATTTTGCTGGTACATCCATCTCACCAAACACTACAACAAGCAATGGTTTGATAACTATGAGGGTTGTGAATCCTTTAACTGGGCCAGTTTCTAATACTGCAATTGCGGTGCTAGTTTTTGTGCGCGGGGCAGAAAATTTAGAATTTGCTTGGCCACGGATTGCAACAACCAACAACGAATCTATTTCACCATATACGCTACAAAGTATGGAAGTGAGTTATCCAGTAGAACCTAAAATGGTTGTAGCAGGACATTCGTATAATGGTGGAGATCCAAATAGAAATTTGGTTCATTTTGGTGAATCTATTGTATCATTTAGACCATTGTTGCATAGAAATTATGCTCAATACACGCAACGTTTTTCTGTTATAACAAGTAATACCATTTCTGTCGTGAATAGTAGATTCACTCGAAACCTTAAATATTCAGGTTTCGATACTAATGCTTTTTGGACTGCAAACCAAGTTATTGGTGCGGGTACAGCAAAATATAATTTTAATAGAATGAATATCCCGCAATTAATTCAATTGTTGTTTATTGGTAGACGTGGATCAATGACTTATACATTGCAGACCGAAAATAGAGATGGGTATCAAATATCTAATCTTTCAATGAAATGGTATGGTCAAGGTATAGCGTCTGCGGATTTAGATCTGACAGATACAGATACAACAACTTCTGGAAATACTGTTACATATAGATATAAGGATTGGTTTAAAGATCACAATGATGGAGTTTCTATAACTGATCAGCGTATCCAAACAGGGATATCTGTTAATTTCCCTTATTATTCTAGATTTAATTTCCAATTAAATAATCCAGCTAAAGCACAATTGGGTTCATCAGAAGATGATACTGATATTGATACTATATCATTTCAATTTACTAGTAAGGATCTTACCCAATCATTTTATGCTACAGTGTGGGCCGCCTTAGGGCCAGATTACAGTTTTTTCTTTTTAATTAACTGTCCCTCACTGTACATATACACCACCCCATCCGGCAC